TTGATTTCAGGAAAGTAACGGAAAAGCTAATTTCTGGCAGATTTTCTGCAAAGAGATTGCCCAAGAGTTGCTCTGAATTGGCGTATAAATGTGGGGTCGCTGGGATTTGAACCCAGGACCTCCAGCGAGCTCTGTTTTGCCAACGGGCTCTGTTTTAAGCTCTGTTCGTTGCGATAGCGTTGATTTGGACGCTTTTTCTGACTTTCTTAGGGATGGTTTGCATAGGTCGCCTGTGACGGCTCAGAAGTATAGGCGTTTGCTTAGGAAGTTCTTTGATTGCGAGGATGAGATTAGTCGTGAGTCTATAATGAGGTATCTTAAGGCGTTGAGGGACAAGACGGCTACGAAGGCGAATTTTCTTAAGGGTTTGTTTAGGCTTTGCAAGGATTATCTGGGTCGTCCTGATCTCGTGGTTGGCTTTAGGATTCCTAAGATTAAGTGCGGGTTGAAGGAGGCTTTAGCAGACGCAGACGTCAGGCGAGGTTTCGAACTGCTGAGGGACATTAGGCAGCGAGCACTTTACATAATGTATGCTACAACGGGTGTCAGAAGGACGGAGTTGTTGAAGGCGAAGCTTGAGGATTTGGATCTTGAGGCGAGAGTGCTGAGGATTGATCATGAGTCTGAGACCAAGAAGGCTGGTGTAGCGGTTTTTAACGAAGAGGCAAGGCATGTCTTGAAAGAGTGGTTGAAGGATAGGGCGGAGAGGCTGAAGGGTCGGGGTCCGCCGAGCGACAGGCTGTTTCCTATGGACACGAGGGAGTTTAAGGCTATTTGGAAGAGGCTGAGGCAAGCTGGGCTGCAAATAACGCCCAAGGAACTAAGATTCTGGCATTCTACCAAGCTGGGCGAACTTAGAGTACCCGACAGATACGTTGACATCCTCCAAGGAAGAGCACCGTTGACCGTGTTGCAGAAACATTATACGGGAACGGGTCTGGAGACGCTGAAGAAAATCTACGACGAAGCTGGACTCAAAGTGCTCAACTAACCCCCATCTTTTTCTTTTGTTTTTGTTCTTTTATGGCACATGTTGTGCAGATGAAGGTGTTTGGTTTTGTTAGGCTTCGGTACATTTGGCCTCCTTTCTTTACCGTCATGCCACATTTTGGACATACAGTTCTTTTTTTGAGGGCAATTGTGTCTGGTTCCGACTTGTCCATGGTGAAGGGTTGTATTGAACTGAGTTCCTATGATTTATGAATCCAATCTATGGAGCTCTTTTCCACTTAGCAGTTTTATTCCCAGGGGGGAGGAGGCTGTTTTCTTATCTCTTTTTGATATTCTTCTTTATTCAAAGGAATCACGGAAAAAGCGTATGGTTCAAGCATAGAAGTGAGTACTACACGCTCTGCCAAATCTGACTTTTCCCAGAATTTATGGAATGCCGTAAGAAAAAACTCAGACGCTTCTTTCCATTTATCTTGCTTCATCAAAGATTCATACCTCTTTATTTGTGTCTCATAATCGACTGGAGCGGTCCTCAAAACGTTAAGGTATCTTTCGAGGTTTCGGCGTTCCTCTTCATTATCACATCTTAAGCTGTAGCGGGCTTCTACTTTGAAATCTGCTCCTAAAGTGTTCTTATAAAGGATCGTCAAATCCAAATGAACGCGACTGCCTCCTCTTGATAGAACTTCTAAGCCAGCTTGATCATCACCTTGGAAAACGAAATCAATTTCCCTTACGTCTTTTTCACGGACAGAAATGCATTCTATCAATTCGCCAGACCACATAATGGGTGTGAATTTTCCATCACGGTGCTCGAGCGTCAGTCTTGCTATAACATCTATATTGATGGCAGGGCCGTTCCCGATGTTTTCAATTCTGGCGTTGAACCTTACCCTGTAGAGCAGTTTTGCCTTTCCGTAGTCTTTCTTGATCTCCCTTATTGGACAATGATAGAAACGTGGCCGTTCGATTTCTGACTGCAAACTTGTTACATAAGGAAAAGGTTGAATCTGCAAGTTTCGTGTATACTCCATTTCTCTAATTTGCCTCTGCATAGCATCCAGTTGTGTTGACGTCGTAAGAATATGTAGGAGCACCAGAACCATTGCCGATAAACTTGCCATGTAGGCGATAAAATTACTGACGGTTATAGCTTCTTTGGGCAGAAAAAAGAAGAATGCAACAACACCCAAGACGAGAACAATCACAATTGAAATCACTATTACCTTGTCCCGAGTTCTCATATGGATCATAGACATAATAGGGTGCCCACCAAAATAATTTTGCGACTGTGACTTCCTGACTTCACTCAGTATCATGTTTCCAGAATAAGTAAACTTTTGTTTGCAATAACAACGCTGTGACGTGGATGAGTTTTGCGAGTTTTTCCAAGCTTGCCTTTTGCACTTCTTGGTTGTATAGCTCGCGTTTTCCATAGGGTTGATGATAGAAAAATTCTTTGAGGAAGCGAAGGTGGGCGTTTCGCATGAAAGCATTCCTCACTGCAGACAATTCTTGGTCGGCTAATCGCTTTAGTTGCGATAGGACGTATTTTTCGCTGCCAAGCAGTGTTATGTTGAAGCCAAACTTTGTTAATACTTCCCGTATGGCTATGGCTTGTTTGGGTGGTGTTGCCTCTTGAATTTTCTTCATGCCTGCTCTCTCAAAGAAGGGATTATACTTTGCCATGACGGCGGTTGTCTCTGCGTAAGGTGTTCCTGCAAGGCTTAGAGTTTCTCGAACGAGTTTTTGTCCCAGTCCTATGGTGCGGTATTTTGGATGAACTACAACTCGCATTATGTTGCTGAGTTTTTGGTTGAGTTCTGAGACAGGCATTTTTGGTAAGACTTTAAGGCGACCTGCAACACCTATGCCAGGATAAGTGTAGACTATAACCCCACAGATCTCATCGTCTCGAACGGCTCGGAAAATTTTGCGTATAGCTCCGATGTGGTGGCTGCGGTAGTGGAAACCAGCTAACACTTTGTAGTCTGCTGTTGTTCCGTCTTCAATTCGTATCTGATTTAGGAGGCTACATTCCTTCAGGTTCTCATTTGGGTAGTAGTTGACTTTAATTTCCTTTCCAAAGCGCTTATGAATATGCACTGAGGGATGTAGGTCCTCGGAGAGGTCTGTGTGGGTTGTTGCAGCTAACACAGCCTTTCCTTGTTGTCGAGCGAGCTTTTGCACGTTGAAGGCTACGATTTTGGCTGTGTCTCTGTCGAGTGTGGCTGCGAATTCGTCCATTATCCAGAACTGTGCTTTGCTTTCTATCATTTTGGCGATTTTGTAGCGGTATTTCTGTCCGTCGCTGAGTTGCTTGTAAGTGCGTAGGAAGAGGAAGGCGTCGTTCAAGCCAACTTTGCTGAGTAGCTCCAAGCCTTCTTCGATGGTTTTGCCGACGGTTTCGATTAGCGGTCTGTCTGGTTCAGGCTGGATATCCGCAATGTTTATGGTGGTTAAGCCCATGTCGTGTTTGATGTCGTTTTCTAAAGCCTTTAGCAAGACTGACTTGCCTGATCCGGATTCGCCAGTGATGTAGACTATGTCTGTTGGTCCGATTTTCAGCTCAACGTTATCATAAACCACAAATTTTTCCCATTGGTCCAAGCCTAAGCCGAAGCTTTCGGCAACAGCTACAACCCTTTCAGTTGGCTGAGGAGCAGCAGTCTCATAGCTGATGCTGACTACAAATTTGCCAGTGTCCCGGTCGTATCTGCGGGCCCACTGTGTTATCCGAAAAAACTCTCTCCTTTCCATGGCTATATTCTTCCAATTTTATAACGAGACAGGCTTCCAGTTTTGCTTCTCAAGGCGTACAAATAGTCAGCGAGAAGCATGGGCTCTTTACCCAATTCTAAAGTGGTTTCCAATTCTCCATATTTCGTAAAGTGATATTCAACGCTGATAACTCGATAGTATCCGTTTATGTTCTCGTTGAGTATGGTTACCCAGATGCGGTCGCCAGCAAGGATTGGCGAGTTTCCATAGTCAATGACGCTACTGGTAACCTTGAGATATTCAGCCGTGCCCGAAAGATAATTATAAAGAGCTTTCGCACGCAATAAGCATTCAGCGTCTGTATGTAATTCCTCATCGGTTTCAGAATATTCTCTCTGACCACCTCCATAAACAGCACTCCAACGTGCACTGTTAAAGAAGAGATTGTCAACCCAGAAGCTGCCTGTTCCCGTGCCCGAAAACCACATGTCCCACATTATTTCGTTTATTATCTCCCAGTTGAAGCCAGCGTCTACCCATCCCCACTCGTTTTCGTATTTTTTGCCCGCATTGAGCTTCTGCGGATACCATTTGTCGGCTGCAACTTGAAATTCACGGGTAGCCCATTTTCCCGTGTTGTCTTGCAAGATGATTGTGGCTTGTCCATTGAAGGATGATTCACGTCTGATTTGAAACTGCAGTGTTGGATATTTGTTGAGGTTGGGTTGCCATCCTGACGGAATGATTAGGCGTAGACGCCCATAATAGTCTGGTCCGCCCGTGGTATGTTTAATCGAATATGATCCAACAGCCTTAGTTGTACCGTCAAGGGAAACGCTTCCGCTCCCCGTTCCACTCTGCCAATCATTTATGGCATCGCCGTTAATATCGAGGCTCTCAGTCCATGCGTCGCCGTTTGCTGGATATTTCTTTTCAGCAGCACCAAAAACGAAAATCCTGTCTCGCTTGCGGAAGATGCTTCGTTCATACTCTGAAACCTCAAGACGCTCAGATAGGCTGACTGACGACGTTTTGCTGTTCCTTGGGAAAAACTCGAATTTAGCGTCTGGTGCTATCCGAAAATCGAAACCTATAGCTCCTGCCTTGTCGGCGGTGTTGGCTATATATTTCAGAATGTCAAAGACTGGCGTGTTTTCGTATTCCAGCAACGTGTAAGTTGTGTCGGTGTTCTCAATTAATTCCGTTCCATCACGGACGTGGCTTAGCCCAACGTAGTAATCAATGAGGTCTTTAACGATTGCTTCTCCTTTCTGATTCTCATAAGTTTTTGTTACAAGTTTTCTGAAGAGTCGTTCACCCCAGCAGCGTCCAGCAACCCGCAAAGCAGCCACAGGGTCGCCACTTTCATCATAGCCAGATTCAGCCCGAATGGATTCGGTTCGGGTAGTTATTAGTAAGGGTTGATTTGGGTTTCTGCCACCGCTTATGCTTCCATCGCTGTCGATGAGAATCGGATAGGTGCCTCCTGGACTGTATTTCTTGTCAAAATTGCGTAGGAGACATGAAAAACTTGAGACCTCTCTTGTAGCGCCTAAGTGAACCACAAGGTCAAGAATGTCTGTTTGCGGAAGCGTAACAGACCCAAAAACTAAAGCAGCTACTGGCAGATCAACGCTCAATATTCAATGCCAGCCCTATAGTATTCCTCTTCGCCAGCTCGCCTAATCGCTCGACTCCTTGTGGGCGTTTCAGAGGCAGCGGCATTAAATTCTTGAACACTCGCCGTTGCAGCATTCATTTGATTGGCGAAATACCACATGGCAGCCGCAGCTGCAATAATTACTGCAATACCTACACCTGTTAAAGCCAAAAACGTGGCATAACTGATGTTCAATGCGTTTTGTGCGGCGGTTGAGATCCAAGTGGCAGCTGCGTAAACCTTCTGGGCAACTGCTACTCCCCAGCTCGTCCGCATGAACATGCCCATGACGCTGACAACCATCGCAGTGGTGTTGACTACTTTGGCTTGTTCATCGTTCAAAATGCCAAACTGATGGGCAATATGTCCAATAGCTACTCCTGTGGCGCCTATTCCAGCGATGGCTGAACCAAGCGCCTTAACCCTTGCTGCTAAACTCTCGGCATCGGATTGAATCCGACTGAATTGTGCGCTTGCTCGGTTGACAGCACGCACCGTAACAACGATTTCTCTGAAACTCATAGGTTAGCCTCCCGTTTGGCGTCTTCAATTGCCTGAGAAATTACGTCCTCCAGCTGTGGCAGATACTCTTGAATGGCTGGATACAAGTAGGGTCTGGCTCGCATATGACGTGTGCCCAATTCAACGTAAAGAGCGTAGGCTGCTTCTGCTCCGACCTCAGCAATCCATTCACGCACTTTGGCATAGATTGTACTTCGCAGATATCCAGTCTTGACAGGAACCTTTTGACGAGCAGAAGCCTTAATATCGGCTGCTAAGCTCACAAGTCGGCGATGCACATGCCTCTGCATGCCAGAGTCAAACTGAGCCATCGCTGTCTGAAATTCCTTGGCGCCTTCCACATCAAGCGAGACTTCAACGCCCACGCCATTTCGCCTCTTTCTCCGCTTTTTTGCGCTCTTCTTCTGTCTGTCTGTCAAGCTCGTTTAGAATCATGATGAACTGTTCGATGTCTTTGGCTGATTCTCTTCGGATTTCGCTTGGCAATTTGTTGAACTCTTTGCAGAGTCTGAAGGTTGTGAGGGCTGGGTGAGGTTTGCCTCTTCTGATTGCTCCGATAAAAAACGAGTTTCTTCTACAGTTATGCCGCAGAGCCTGTTAACAACCTGACTGAAAAGCTCACCTAAACCTATTGGAATGCCGTTCTCGTCGCTTAGCAGTTTCTCAAGTGTGATTGGTTTGTTTGGTGGCTGTTCTTTGAGGCTTGCCCAGATAGTTTCAGCTTGAATGGCTACATAATCGCTGCTCGTGACTTGGCCTGTGACTGGATGATATTTAGTATGTTTTTGAATGAGTCGACTGCGTTTAGCCCAACTGATTTCAGCGAAGACATAGCGACCAGCATATTCCTCGCCGAATCGATTATCAATTTCAACAACTTCTCTACGCAAGCCTTTTTCCTCCTAACTGATAGCCACACTCTTAGCCAGGAATGGCGCCTTTATTGCCACAAGGTCCTCGATTCTGGTAACGTTCTTGACGCTTGCCCACTTACAGTTAGAGAAGACAGCCTTGTTCGTTCCGCCTAACCCAAACTCTAAGGAGAACTCTGTGTCTGAGAGGACCTCATCGTGTTCTTCCTTGCTTTCAAACTCAAAAGTTAGTTCGCCATAAAGGTCTCTGTGGCGGGGCTGCAGATACTTCAGAAGCTCTCCGCTTGTGCTACGGATAACTGGCACACGCTTTAGATGATTCTCAATGGTGAAGCTCCAATCAGTAACTCGGTCCAGAGTAGTGACGCCTTTCTTGACGTAGCTTTCATTGTACGCAACAGCGCCAATATAGTCGGCGTAGTTTGTGCTGTTTTTGGCTGTGGCAACGACAACGTTTTGACCCATCAACTCAACGTTAGGGACACTTATGACGGCATTCTCGCTTTCAATGTCGGTGAGCTGCACCGTAACCTTGTCGATTTTCATGCCTTTGAAAAGCAGGTCGATGATTGCGGTGCGCTCATAGAATATCTCGATGCTCAAACTCTTCAGGGTTGCAGCATACTGCAGAAAGTTGATTGGTGCACTGCTGGGAATCAAATAGCCAAACTTCAAAGTAGGCTTGCGCAGACCCTTTTTGATAGTGTCCAAATCTCGGCTGCCGATACCTCTAAGCTTCAGCAGACCCGGGTCGATGTTGTGTTCCACGTCGAAGGCTGTTTTTAACCCGAGCATGTTTGGGTTTGGGCTTGGTGTCTCGCCGTAGTTGGTTTCTTCTACGTAGTAGACTTTGGCTTCATGTGATCCATACGCCACTTTTAATCACTCTCCTCATGTTGCTTGAACATTTTCGATTATCCATCCTGTACTCGTGAACTCCGTATGCCACAAAAATGGCTTGACAGACACTTCGTCAGCGTCATTATAAGTGCCTAATTTTACGTGAGTCAAGCCTTCCACGGTTAAGACGCATTTCACATAATCACAATACAAAACAGCAGGAGTTACTCCGTCACTTGGATTAGTTGTTCTGATCAGAAGATAGATGTAGCCAACACCTGACGAATCCATTTCAATGTAATCGGTAAGATTCGAAGACAAAGTAATCGTAATTGTTTCATCAGCGCCTCCAGTGCCAACCTGTGCGTTTTGCCAAGTAGCAGCCACATGATTCCAGACTTTAATGGTAACGCCATTCCCCGCAGGAGCTGTGCCGTAACCTTCGAAGCTCAAAACAATTTTCTTTACGTTATTCTCGTGCGGATCATACTTGGACGTTTCCAACTTGAACTTGAAAAGCATCAGGGCATATTGTAGGTTCACATTGACGGATTTGGAGAAACGATTGTCATCGCTATACCACAGCTTTTCATATTCAGTGTTGGTTAATTCCAACCAACTTGCAGAAGATGGGGCGAGTTCTGATGTAGCGCCAGCATGGTAAGCGTCGTGTTGTCCTCCTGTTCCTAAACCATAGAAGCGATACGTTGTCTCGTTTGGTTTGAAACGTTTCTCACGGATAATGCGGAGAATCTCTTCACGAAGTTTCGAACGTGTTCTGGTCCCAGCCTGCTTTCCAGCCTTGTCAACAACCCAGCTGTCAATCTTAAAGTTTAGAATGCGTTGAGAGAGGGAATGATCAAGGTTTAAAGGCTTAACAGGGCTTGGTTGACGCAAACCCACCGTAACTTGCCCATCATAATTTTTCAGCAACTCTCGGTCATACCATTCTCGACTCATGTAGATGCTGGCTAAGCTGCCATCGTCATTCATCAGTCGCATATTTGTTTTGAGCAGTCGAACAAGCGTGGTAACAGGGTCCTCAACTTCAGTCATTGACCAAGAAGCCTCCTCAAAACCGCCTTGCGGTAGATGGTTTGACCCTGAAAATCAAACTCTTGGATGTCGAGAACTTCGTAGTCGACTCCTTTTCTGCGAATCTTGTCGTGGTGTCTTATTGGAGCAAAGACGAGAATTGTCAAGTAGTCATTGATTACGTAGCCCGGTTCTATGAGAGTCTCATAAACTCTTGCAGGAGTAACAATGGCTTTGATGTCCACGTCTTCGCCATAGGATATGGATTGTTCGGCTTGTCTAACTGGATACAGAATTACGTCTTCGCCTTTCCAGCGCAGAATCTGTGTGAAGCGGGTTATTGGGTCCTGATAGTTTAGAAACAAAAGTGAGAGCCAGCTGACTGTCGCCATGGCCTGCTTGTTTTCCTCATAATTGTAGTCTGCGTGTTTGACGCCCCAGAACATGAAATCGCTCTGATGCTTGTCGATTGTTTTCATGCTGAATTCGAAGCTTGACTTGTCGTGGTTTTTGCGTATCTTCAAAAGGATTCCTGAGGTTACAGCGTCATAGTAATCGCAGGCTGGAAAACGACTGACAATATCGATGTAGCCTGCCCAACAGATTGCTGGATTGTAAGCGGGATATTGGGCGCTTGCTCGAATTGTGTTGATGAAGTTGTAGACTTTCTGAACTGTTAGGCTCCAACCCTCATAACCGTACAAGCCCAGGAGAGCGTAGGCAAATGGGTCATCGTAAATCTCGTTTTCGGTTAAGCCGACTCTATGCCATGCTCCGTCACCGCTTGGCGGTGGTCGATATTCAAGCCAAAGGTCTTCGAAGCCTGAACGTAGAAAAGCAACCAAATCAGACATCATGGTTTGATAGGTGCTTTGGTTAGGCGGGTCTTCGACTACAAGCATCTGTAGCCCTATAAGCCCATACAGGTTTTCAATGTCCATTTCTGGAAGCCAAGCGTCGGCGTCTGTGACGGCTCGGGCGAAACCGCCATAATACTTGTCATGAATCGTAGGTGCGGGAGGATGCTGCATGGTGTAAAGGAAGGTTGCTCCAGCAAGTTTGGCGGCATTAAGATACCCGATAGTTCCCGTTAATTTGTAAGCCTTGATAAGAGCAGGAATAACTCTGGCTGCATCAACGCTGTAATAATAGTTACTTGTTTCATTAGATTTGAATCCGCCATAAGCCTTCTTTGCTGGGTCATTGTTTTGCTGCGTTAGAATCCAATCAGCAAGACTCACAATTTTGTTGTAAATCTCGGTTTGCTTGCTCGAAAACTGAGAGTCAGAATAGGCTTGATAAAGGAAGTCGATGGCGAAGGCTACAGCAAAGGCAGCTCGACCCCACGTAGGGTCTGGACCTGAGCCTGGAATGACATAAACGTAAGGCGCATAATCAATAATGAACTGGTAATAGGCGTCGGGAACTTGCATTAGGGTCCCTCCAGCAGGCTTATACCCAGCCTTTTTTGGCGAGTTATGAACCGTTCAATTTGCTCCCGCAGAAACTCGAGCTGTTTTCCAGCGTTGGGCGAAACACGCAAGTCACCGACGCTGAAGTCTAATCCGACTGCAGACCCGCCTATAACCTTGCAATAGGAATATATTGCTGCAAGATTGCGGATGGCGTTGGCTTCAGCTTCTGTGCAATTTGAAGCGTCAAGCGTTCTACCTATTTCTTCGCTTAAGAAGGCTGTAGCCTCGTCTCTGAAGGCTAAAACATCCGTGTCTCCGATATCAGACTCTGATAAACCTAAACGCTTGCGAATCTGGTCGGCAGTAACCGCAACCATAGAGTATCCGAAAACAAACAAGACAAAAAGAAACTAAAAAAGAAATCTTGAATTGCGCTTAAATTTAATAAAGCGTTAATTTATCTGCTGATTAATTAAAATAGACTTCAAGATTTGCTTAAAAAACCGAACACGTCTTTTTCTTTTCGGTAGTTGATTTGAGCAAGCTTGAGAAACAGCTTAAAAACATACAGTTAGGCGACTTGGTTGAAGTCATCTGGCTTGATGCGAGTCGTGGCAAACTGGAGACGGTTGAGCAGATGCGTGAGGGCGGCGCAACCGGAGCCGAAATCGACCTGCCTGTTTCAAGCTGGGGCATATACATCGGCGTATTCGGAAAGGTCGCACAGCATATCGTTCTGGTTGCGAATCGGTGGCTCTACTCTGAGGGTTATGGACAGATTGACTGCACAATTATTCCCTTTGGCACGGTTCAAGACATTAAGCTGTTGAGGTCGGGCGTGATGAGCCTCGATAGGGTTCGTGTGTGTCAGCAGGCTTTCATCCACGGCAGAGCCAGACGAATGATGCGCACAATAACGATTTTCGGGAATGAAAAATGAGGAACCCACTTCGCAAAGCTTTGACAAAGACCATTCCAGTTAGAAAAGGCAGACAGATTGAGGTTCCGCCAAGCCAGAAATTGCTCTACGCCGTGTATTTCAGCCTCGGCATGGTTGCCTGCTTAACAGCTCTCGAAATCGTGCACCTCGTCATTTTGGGCACATGGAACGCCGAGATCTTCACCGTTATCGCCGGTCTTGTGGGAAATATAACGGGTATATTCCTGACGCAGAAGGCGTGAAAAAAATAGAGGGGGTAGGTCTGTTTGGTTAGATTTTCTAAGCAAACCATGATTTTTTCCCGTATAGCTAAGCTTAAGCACAGAATCAAGATTGACACACAACAGTTGCGGGGAAAAGCCCTCAAAACTCTCGAAGAACTTTTTGACATGACGAAGGAACTTGCACAAAACGAAAACTTGACACTTAAGCAACGGCAGATGTGGACTCGAATAGCTGCATACATTTGCCAAGTCATCAACAGCGTTGCAACAGGGTTTGATGAAAGACAAATTGATGTGCAATTGGATGAGTTGGAGCGGTTGGTGAATGAAGCGAGAGCAAAAACAAAGGCTGGAAAAACTCAAGAGGGAAATGCACGCCCAGAAGGAAATAGAGCTCCCTCAGGATCCAGTTGAGTTTTTCATCAAAATCTTGCACAAGACGCCTTTTCCCTATCAAGCTGAATTTTTAGGTGATGAATCGCCTCTCAAAGTTTTACGTTGGTGCAGAAGAGCTGGAAAAACAACCGTCATGAGCGGTTCTGACATACATTATGCCGCGCTCAACCCAAACTCACGCGTTATAGTTACGATGCCAAAATTTCAGCAAATCAAAGAGATTTACTTTCAAGGTGAAGGAGGACTACACAGCCACTTAGCAAATATGGACAAAGACGTCTACGAGAAGCTGATTTACGATGAGCTACAAACCATAATTAGGTTCCGAAACAGGTCGGTGATATTAGCTGAGACTCCGGAGCCCTTCACCATCCGTGGTCATGGACCTCACAAAATTTCAATCGACGAAATGAATTTCATTAGAAAAGACCGTGACCTATGGCTCAGCGCCTTACTGCCCATGACGTTGACACGTGTAGTTTACATTAATGTTGCAAGCACGCCGTGGAACAAGGATAGCGTTTATTGGGACATGTGCTTCAACAAAGCCTTCAGAATCTTCAGCGGCAACGTCCATGAGCATGAACCCGCACGATACCTGCGCACTTGGAAGGACGTGTTAAAGCCCAACGGTCCGTTAGATGTCAAACAAGTTGAAATCATGAGAGAGCAGTATGCTGGGGATAGCTGGCGTTGGAAACGTGAAATGGAATGCGCGTTCGTAGACGACGAAACTGCGTTTCTACCTTCGAGCCTTATAATCAAATGCCAGAATGAGGACCTTGAGTTTGCAAGGTTTGAAGACAATTTAAGAGGAAACTTTTTCATAGGTTGGGATTTGGGGCGAGAACGAGATCCAGCAGCAGTAGCCGTAATCGACTTGCAAGACGATGTGCGCCGCTTAGTGCACTGCGCCCAGTTTCCACTTAAAACTCCCCATGTCAATGTTATGGGCTACATCAAGAGCCTCTGTGACAGATGGAAAACTGTCCAGGCAGTTTACTACGACCACACGGGCACTATGGGTATGGATGAACAGATTAACAAGGCTGGTTTCCCAAATCTTGTGGGCGTAGATTTCACTAAACCCGCAAAACACGGCATGGCAACAAGCCTAAAGCAACTGATGATGACGCCACGCAAATCAGACTCAGACCTACCGCCTGGAGAAGCAAGACGCCAGTTTGAACTTCCATACGACAAAGAGGTGCAAGCCGAGTTAAATGTAGAACAGTGGGAGCAAACGCCTGGAACAGAGCTTTACACGTTTTCGCACCCTGAAGGCACACATGACGACAGATTCTGGGCAATATGCTTAGCTGTAACAGCTACAATGCAACAACAACTCCAAAAACCGCCAGCGTTCACTTTCGGACGAGACTGAGAGCTTTTCTTTCTTCTGGTTTTGGGCTGCTTTCAATGCTTTTTGCTTGAATGAAGTACTCAGCCATTCGACGGCCAGTCGGCGAAAGCCTGCTTAGACGTCGAGGCGCATGAAACTCGCTGGTTATTAAGCCTTCTTCCGTGAGCTTTCTGAGTATTCTGCAACAGTGCTCTTGGGTGATGCCCACACGCTTGGCAATCTGATTGTTTTGCAATGGCTCCTGCTCGAGCAATGCGATTAAGATTTTCTGCTCAACCGTGAGAAGCATGTTTTATCAATACCACAAAGCTTTTTTAAACATATAAACAATATTTGAATTTCGTTTCAAAAAAGAAGACCGAAAACTAAGCTTTTTCAAGTTTTTAGAGCCCTTATCACTTTCATTTCATCCCCTTAGGCTTTTGTAATAGCGGAGGGCCAATCAATGGAGCAAGATTTACGTGCATGCTTGACATTGTTCTCTTTGTGAATTACTATGCGCCTTCGGACGCTCTTAATTGGAATCGAAAGTCAGAATCCTGAAATAGAAAACGTTCAAAGCGCTTTCGAAGCTCCATCGCTCTTCGATTATGAGATAGTAATAGTCGATGTTGACTCAGTTTTTCCTGCAGATTGGAGAGAAAAAATTCCCATGGACGAATATCGCTCCGTTGACTTGGATGCTGGTCACTGGTTCCGAAAAGGACTACAGAAACTTCAAAAAGAGACTGAGTTGCTGATGCAAAAAGGAGGCATGCTTATATGTCTTCTAAGACCTATTAGGGGAGTAAAATGGCAGTGGTTTGACAGCTCCGAACGCCGTGATAGAACTGAATTCAAGAATAACTACGACTGGATTCCGATAGAAAATCTTGATGGGCGCATTGTTTCTGGCTTTGGCAGAGTAATAAAGCTGTGTGGTGAACCTGGTCCGTTCGCTCGCTATCTTAAAATGACTGAGAGATATTGGGCAGCTTATATTGAAGAGATTGATAGGTTGAAAATTAAACATCGTAATATTGCACTTAACGATGCAGGTGCACCCATTGCTGCAGAAGTTTGGATAGGAAAAGGTTCGATAGTTTTTCTCCCTTTTTGTACACATGCAAATATGTCAGACGTTCTTGTGGAATGTGCCACTTCTTTACTGAAGAAGTCAATCGAACGTCCTCCACCTGCTTGGATTGAAAAGATAAGAGTGCCCAATGAGGATACTGACCAAAAATCTTTGGATATTTTAGCTAAGAAAATATCGGAATTGCAAGTTGAATACGATACGGCATTCGCTGCACTTGAGGAAAAAACACGAGTGAAAAAACTTCTGTACGAAAAGGACGAGCCTTTAGAGGAAGCTGTTAAGAAGGCATTTGAAGAGTTAGGTTTTACTCTAACTAAGAAAGGCGACAAGGACTGGATTGCAAGCTCTGATGTTGGAGAAGCAATATTGGAAGTGACTGGATCAGAAGGCTCTATAGACATAGACAAACTTAGACAACTCCTTGATTATTGGATAGACGATTATAAGGAGTCAGGCGTTGAAAAGAAGGCAATTTTGGTTGGGAATCACTTTGCAAACGACCCACCCGAAGCTCGTGGAGAGCCGTTCACTGAAAAAGTTTTAGGGACCTCGAAAGTTTATTTCATGTGCTTGATGCCAGCGCTGGAACTGTTCAATGTAATCCTAAGTCTTCGAGAAGGAAAAGTAAAGGCTCAGGATATCCGTAGGAAAATCGTTGAAACTGTTGGCATTTTCCAACTAACCTAATGTTCACTACATTTCTGTAAAGTTTTGAGATTTATCCAAAAAATAGGGAAATGAGGCTTTTCAGGTCTTAAACGCTATTTTTTAGACTTCTTTTCTACGAGTTTCTCTGGTTCTTTTGGTTCTTCAACTGGCTCCAGAAAGTCACGTCCAACGTAAGATTCTGGCAGTTCCACGATGTCGCCAGGCAGATAGTCTTTGCCTTCGTAACCGAATATTGAAACCTTGCGCACCCTAAACTTCGGCATTGCTAAGTCACCTAAGTGATGCCTGTTATCTCGCAGATGGCAGTTGGTCTCTTTATTCTTGGAACCACGGCTTCATACACTTTGAACTGGTGGTTCATGTCGACTCTTTGCATGTAGAAGGTTTTGAGGTCTTGTGCCACGGGTAGGTCTGCGTTTTCTGCTCCCGACTTCAACAGTATGGCGGTGTCTGTACCTCCGGCGGATGACTTGATTATTGGTGTAATGTAGATGTTGCCTTGAATTATCTCCTGGATTTTTTCAAGCTGGCTGATTCCCGTGTTGGCGATTAAAGCCAGCGCATCCATGTAGGCGCTTGGTTGCAGAATGAGGTCGTAGG